AGCATATCGGACGATCTTTCTGCCGGCATTGATTTCCTGCACGAACTACGTCCGCAGCATATTTTATACGGGAACCATGAAGCGAGGCTCTATAAGCTCGCAGCATCTCCCAACGCGCTTGCGGCTCACGCCGCAACGCTCACGATCCAAGCTATTGAGAAGACCGCTAAGGAACTAAAAGCGCGACTCTACCCATATCACATTCGGAGCTTTTACGAACTAGGCGGAACGAAGTTTTTGCACGGCTACATGTATAACGTGCAAGCCATCCGCGATCACGCAGAGACCTACGGGCAATGCGTGATGGCGCACCTTCACCGAGTCGGATGGGAACGCGCACGCACGCTCGACGGCGCGAGTGGATACTGCGTCGGAATGCTGGCGCGTTTCGATATGGAATACGCGAGCACACGCCGCGCAACATTCGCCTGGTCGCAAGGTTTCGCGTACGGCTATTACAAGGACAACTCTATAAATATAAATTTATGCGAAAGAAAAATGAATCAGCCGTGGCTGTTGCCGCTGTAAACGAGGCGTGGGAGGCTTTTTACAAAGTCTCAAAACACGAGAGCGAGACCGATCTTGATAAACAGGGGTGGAAGACCGCCCGCGCAATTGCCAGCGAGACCAAGTCAACCATCGCAGCAACAAATTCCCGCTTGGAAATTGCGATTAGCAGAAATAAGATTGAATCAAAAAAGGCTAGGATAATGACGAAGCAAGGACTCCGCGAGGTAAATTTCTTTCGACCGATTGTAAAATAAAAAAGCCCGCATAGGCGCATGGGCATTGGTTGAGCGCATATGTAAAGCTTTTTCCCCAGATTTATTTTCGCACTTCGCGAATTTTTTTCTTTTCATCTTTGCGCAGATGAAAGAAGGTCTGCACATCGAACGGGATGAACCCGCCGATACAAACCAAAAACAGAAAACCAAAAATGAAAATCAAAGTTGCACTAAATACTAAAAGCCGCGAACTCTCCGACTCCCTAGACAAAGTAAACGGCAATGCTAGATCAGCCACAGCATCAGCAATGGACATTCTTAACGCGACAGAAATCGCAGAGAAGCAACTCGCCGCATTCGGTATTTCCAAGTCCTCAAGAATCGGCGCGGAACTCACATATACATCAGGCGGGTCGGTTGCAAAAGCCTACAAATATACACGCATAGCAAACCGGATCAAAGCAGTTCGCGGCGGCTCTTATTGGTATGTGATCAGCATTGACCGTGTTGAGCTTTTCCCAAACCAAGACGGCGGTATAAAGGTCGGCCTAAACGCCGAGCAGGAAAAGATCGCTCTCGCCGGAGTCCGCGCAAAATTCTACAACATCTAATTTTAAATATATGGAACCTATCAATTTCTTAATCTTGTTCGCCGTCTGCATCACATCGGCCTTCGTCGGTGGCTACGTCCTCGGAAACATAAAAGCCACCTGCGAGATGGAACAGACCCGCAAATGGTGGATGAGCCGCCAAATCCGCAGGGAGCGAAAATAGTGACAGCTGAGGAGTTACATGACGCAGAATGTGAGTTCACCCGCAGCCTTCTGTGCGCAATGATCCAACAGGCCGTTGCCGACCTGCAAAGCGAGAAGGTCTTTCAAAGCAAACAACTCAACGAGGCACAGGAACTTGATAGGGAGTCGGCAATTCATTTCATCAAATCACGAGCATTCCAAGGCATCTGCGACGTTCTCGCTCTGCCAGCAGACAAAATCAAAACAAGGGCATTAAAAAATGATACTCTCACTCGACCCAGGAACGACTCACAGCGCGTTCGTGCAGTACGACCACGGAAAGATAGTTGACCACGGTCACTTACCGAATGCCGAGATCCGCCAGATTCTTATCGGCCGCGAATACACTCGGTGCGCCTGCGAGATGATCGCATCCTACGGCATGGCCGTAGGAGCTTCGACCTTTGAAACGTGCGTCTGGATCGGGAGATTCATCGAGGTTGCACGGGTGGACGTGGAACTAATTTTTAGGAAAGACATCAAACTTTTCCTGTGCGGAACGATGCGAGCCAAGGACGCGAACATTCGCCAAGCCTTGATCGACAAAGTCGGGCCGCAGGGAACAAAGGCCCAGCCGGGGCCAACATACGGCATCAAATCCCACTCGTGGGCGGCACTCGCTGTGGCCGTATATGCAGCGAACAACAACAAAAAATAAGAAAACATAAATATGAAACCAACAACTGAAAACGTAACAATCAAAGCACCGAACATCGTAAAGGCACGATTTAAAATCCAAGGCACAGCACCATATATCCAGCTTCGATTCAGCGAAAAAGCAATCAATACCATGATCGAAAAACACAAGCTAGGAAGCCAAGCCAATAAGAAGAAAGCTAAGGAAGCTCGAGACTTTGATGCAGACTTCGTAGCAGCCAAGCATGTCAGCAGCGAGGGGTGGGAAGGCATACCCGCAGGCGCATTCCGAAACGGACTTATATCAGCTTGTCGATTGGTAGGGTTCAAAATGACGCTGGCCAAGCTCTCGATCTTTGTTGAGGGAGATGGATTTGATAAGATTGATGCAGTCCCGCTAATTAAGATTAACGGGGTTTCCGAGCCTCACATTATGCACGCTCGAAATGCAACCGGCGTCTGCGACATCCGAGTGCGCGCTAAATTCTGGCCTTGGTCTGCTGACATTAACATCAGCTACGATTCAGATCAATTTACATCCACTGATGTTGCAAACCTACTCCAGAGAGTTGGGCAACAAGTAGGGATTGGTGAAGGGCGTCCAGACAGCAAAAACTCGGGCGGCATGGGCTGGGGCACGTTCACGCTAGCCAACGAATAATATGGATTTCGCCACGGCGACAACACAACCCGCAGCGGATTCCGTGGAATCCGACTGCAACCCTACGCAGGCTTGGCTAGGCGAGGTCTGGCGAGGCACGGCAAGGCACGGCAAGGCACGGCAGGCGAGGCCTGGCATGGCGAGGCGAGGCTTGGCATGGCATGGCATGGCAGGCGGGGCAGGGCCCGGCAAGGCCTGGCAAGGCGAGGTCTGGCACGGCAGGCAGGGCATGGCGCGGCTCGGCGAGGCGTGGCATGGCAGGCGTGGCGCGGCGAGGCATGGCGAGGCAAGGCCGGGCTCGGCAAGGCATGGCAGGCAAAGCACAAACCGCAGCGATAGAGCGGGGTATAAGTGGATCGCAAACAACAAACAAAAATAGAAAATGAAACTGATAAAACAAGAAAACGAGATCGAATCTAAAAACGATGAGATCAAAAAACAGTTGGAGGCAATCGCGAATCGTCCGGCAGGACTCAACCCGCGAACGCTCCTAACGGAAGCAGCAAACCCACTCAGCAGCCTTCACAAATACTTTGAGTGGGACGACACCGAAGCCGCTATCAAATGGAGGGAGGCGCAAGCCTACGATCTCATTCGTAGAATCAAAGTAGAGATCACAACATCGGATCAAAAGACGCTAACGGTTCGCGCCTTCTGGCCTATCAAACACGTTGAGGAAGATGGCACAATCGACGGAGCAAAGCGAGGGAGCTTCATGCTCGTCTCAAATATCATGGATGACAAGGAAGCGACAAGACAGGTCATCGAAAACGCAAAAAGCGAACTGACAGCATTTCAAGTGCGATATTCAAAACTTGCAGAAATCTTTGAGTTCGCCGGGTTGTTCAACGAAATTCAGAAAATCAAAGCAATATGAAAATAACAAAAGGAAAGCAACAACGCGCCCAGCGCGTCGTCATCTACGGAGTCGAATCCGTAGGCAAAAGCACATTCGCGGCCAAGTTCCCCAAGCCGCTATTCTTGGACATCGAGGGCGGCACAAGCCACCTCGACGTGGATCGTTGCGAGATCAACACTTGGAAGCAGTTAACGGACGCATTGGCAGAAGCCAAGGCGACCGACTACAAAACCATCGTCATCGACTCGGCAGATTGGGCGGAACGCCTGTGCGTTGAAGACCTACTCGCAACCAGCAAAAAAACCAGCATCGAGGATTTCGGCTTCGGTAAGGGGTGGGTTATGGTCGCGGAAAGAATGAGCCGGATGCTGTCCAGCATTGATCAGTTGATCGATAGTGGAAAGAACGTGGTTATGATCGCGCACTCGAAGATCGTGCGCTTTGAAGCACCGGATGCATTAGCGGCATACGACCGATACGAGCTAAAGCTGAGTAAACAAAGCTCTCCGTTGCTCAAGGAGTTCGCTGACGAGCTTTGGTTCTTGAGGTTCAAGACCAAAGTCTCTACTACAGACTCCGGCAAGGGAAAAGGCAT